AGCTCGCTGAATTCCCCTTCAAAAAGAAGGACGAAGAGGAAGAAGAGAAAGAAGAAGAGACTCCAAAGGACGAGAAGAAGGAATCGCACACTCATGTGCGCACTCCTAATGGTCTAACTGGGACCATCCTCGGCAAGCAGCGTGGCCTGTGGGGTGAGCAAGTAACTATCCGTTTAGAGAATGGACGTATCGCTCGCTTCGATGTAACTCCTGACGATAAGTTGGAATTCTATAGTGAAGAAAAGACAGCCTCTTCACCACTCGCCGCTCTACAGCAGAGGCTTGACGCTCCCATCGAGGATCAGACTCGCGCCGGATTGGTAGCACGCATCAAGGAACTGAAGTCTATCAAGCATGAGGCTGCCCAGTTACTTAAGAAGGCATCCTATACTGATGAGACTACGGTAGGAAACATCATGGTCTTTGCTGACCATGAGATAAGGGAGGTCACAGATGCTCTCGCAGGCATGGAAGAGGCTGAGCCATTTATTCCAACGGCTCCGTTTGAAACTCAGGTCGTCGAACAAGAGAGTCTAGGTGGTAATGAGTCGTGGCTAGATCACACGATGCAGGAGATGATTGCAGAGAATGAAGCGCAAGATTTTGATAAGCTTATTGAAGAGGGTCCCGAACTTCTGGTCGCTGACATGGAAGATGGTGCTCTTGCGGATGAGTATGGGGTTGACGAAACGGCTAGCCAGTTTGTCTCGTCTAGGACTGCGGGCCTTGATCCTGAAGCGGTCGCTGAGTTCCGCGTGGCATTTATTGCGCGCGTTCGTGAAGCGCGTGCGACAGAACTAAAGCTGCGGGGAGAAACGAAGGAAGCTGCGCGTAAGGAAGCCAGCACTGAAGAAACCTATCCCGATGAGGGACTGTTCCTATAATGAGTGGACTATTCGAACACCTAGCAGCAACCGACGACTCACACCGCGTAGCTTCTCGCCGCGCACTAGCATTGGCTCGCGCGAGGGCCACTAAAAGGTTCGCAAACTTCCTCGCCAACGGGGACAAAGAGGGCCGACTCGCGCTGGTAGCGGGGGACTTGACTGAACTAGTCAAGCAAGCGTGCTCTGAGGTAGACTATGATGACTGGGAGCACGTGTATGCTGCTGTCCAGACTCATCTAGGCTTTACCGTTGAGGCACGCAAGCCTAAGATGTGCCCCGTTCACCGCGAGATTACTGACATTTCTCTATCGCAAGGCGATCCTCAAGCTGGATTCGCTGCGATGGCTCAGCACATGTTCAGCGAAATGTCCTGCCGTGGTACATGGGAGGGTGGCCGCTGTAACTTCAAGCCTGAGATGACTACCCAGTCCTACTGGGATACTAAGGCAGAGGAACGACGCCTAGAGCGTGAACGCCAGCGTGAGCAGGAGAATAATGGTGATAGCTGGGACAACGAGGGTGGCGGACAGCCTAGGGAGGTAGAGCAGGTCGAGCAGGTTGATGATCTACCTGAGCCTACTCCTGATGAGCCAATCGAGGCTGATGCTTTTGCTGAAGTGTTTGAAACGCCTGACCCTGTTGACCGTGAGCTAGTACATGCCCGCTTCGCAGCAGCCCACGTACCTAGTCCAATCATTCACGGCGGTTCACTAAACCCTCTCCGTATGATTGAGCAGAACAAGCCTGGCCTGGTGATTAATGGGCTACCCTTTGGACAATTTGAGGCGGAGCATCAGAATCACTTGGGCAGGGCAGCCATGGTTGAGCACCCTCACCCGGAGTTTGAGCAGGTCGCAGCAGAGGTATTGCAGGAGGGTTCTCCTGCGCCGATGTATCGAATGCGCGATCGCAAGCGTGCCGAGAAGGCTAACCGTCCGATGGCTTCTACTCATGAGGGTGAAGCGCTGAAGACTGTTGACGTAGACCAGGGTCCGGGTCCGTCACCCAAGATGGATAAGCGTAAGTGGACCCCAGAGAACGTCCAGTATCTAGAAGAGATGGAGATGGACGGCACTCCGCACCCTACCCGTGAGCAGGACATTGCACAGCCCGCACAGTATGAAGAGGGTGTCTTTGAGGATGATGGCCGCTTCGAACAGACCGAGGCTGTCACTGAAAAGCAGGACATTGACAAGGACACTCAGCCCGATCCTATCCGTACCAATAACTGGCCGGGTGGTGGGGATCGCTCCGCAGTAGCGGCGACTGACCCAGACAAGAATCCCATCACAGAATTCGTAACTGAAGATGAACTAGAGCGAGCGATGGCAGAATTTGGGAGGGAAGATGAGCGATCCTAACTGCCCTTGCGGTGGGTCTTGCATCGGTGGCTGCTAGGTAAACCGCACCCTTCTGTAGTATAAGTGGTGTGGATACTAGCAAGCTAGACCGTCAGGTAGAGAACCTGATGAAGAGAGGGGTGGCGCTTCCGCGTCACCCTTTGCGTAAGCGGGAAGTCGCAGATGAGATGCATCGTATGGCTCGCACGCCTGGTGATTTACGTGCGACTTTAGCCGGTGCAGAGAATCTGGACTCACCTAACGCCCGCACGCTCAAGCAGTTGGACGAGAACAATGCTCTCGCCCGACGCATGCGTACTAGTCGTATGAATAAGACGGGTGGCTCCGATACATGGGCTGCTATCCCTCGGTTCTACGACCCGATGGAGTACTGGGACCTCTCGGGACTGCCGTGGAACATGGCAGACGAGAGCCACAGGCGCAAGCTACACAAGTGGCTGCGCTTGTACTATGCTACCCACTACCTCGTCCCCATCCTCATTGACATTTTCACCCGGTTCCCTCTGGTTGGCATGGAGTTGTACTCAAAGGACCAGAAGCTAGCCGACTTCTATGAGGAACTATTCTTTGACAAGCTAGACTATCCTAATTTCCTTGTCTCCCTGGGACGGGAGTTCTGGACAGTAGGAGAGGCGTTCTCCCTAGGCTCATTCGATGAGAAGCTAGGCGTGTGGGAGCGTGAGGAACTACTGAACCCTGAAGAAATTGTCATTAAGAACTTCCCGCTCCTAGGGGAGAAGCAAATGCTCATGGTCCCGCCAGAGTATTTGAAGAAGCTAGCTCAGGAGAAGGCTCCGGCAAAAGAATACCGGATGCTAGAGATTAATTTCCCCGAGCTAATCCCGTACCTCAGGCGCAACGAACACATTCCTATCTCCGGTGTCCTGCTGAAGCAGGTAGCCAATAGGATCACCGACTGGGATGACCACGGCACCCCGATCCTCCTGCGAGGATTGAGGACGCTTATGCATGAGGAAAAGCTGATGGCTTCGCAGGACGCCATCGCTGAACGTCTGTATTCGCCATTCATTCTTGCCAAGCTAGGTATCCAAGACCTGGGTGATGGTGAGCCGCCGTGGGTACCGACTGAGGACCAGATGGAAATGGTTCGTGACGACATTGACATTGCTCTGTCGTCTGATTTCCGTCTGATGGTACACCATTTTGGACTGGACATTGAAAATGTATTTGGTAGAGAGCAGATGCCTCGACTCGGTGACGACTTTGATCGAATCGAACGGCGCATCATGCAAATCTTTGGAGTTAATCCCTCCCTATTGTCAGCCGGGGCGACAACCCAGCCCTATGCTTCCAGCGCCCTTCAGGCCGAATTCCTCAACCAAATACTACGTACCTTCCAGGACTATCTTAAGGCACACTTCGAGAGCCGTGCTCTTGTGGTGGCTGAAGCCCAAGAGCACTACGACTACGAGATGAGAGGGAGTACAAAGGTACCGCTGTATGAAGAGGTTGTTATCACTACCCCAGAGGGCGAAAAGACAATTGAGACTCGCCCTAAGCTACTTATTCCCGAGTTAAGTTTCCAAACACTGGACCTGAGAGATGAAGCTACAGAACGGCAGTTTATGCAAGCGCTACGAGCTATGGGGGTACCGATTTCGGATCGACGCCTCATGGTCGGAGTCAACTTTGACGTGGAAGATGAAATTGAAGACACCAACGAAGAGCTAGTGAAGAAAACTGTGCGTCAGCAGGAGGCCAAGATGAAGACGTACACAATTCTACGCGAGCGCAACCTACCAATTCCTCCCGACCTTAAGGCCGAGGTTGAGTCAGTGCTACAGCCACCCGGTTCACCGTCTGCCCTACCGCCAGCCGCTACAGGAGGCGGACCACCCGGAGCAGGGGGAGGACCAGGAG